GTTCCTATCCTTAGATAATCTACATACTCAATACAGTTATTATTTTTTAGATGTCGTTGCATAGCAAGGTCTGCCATGTCTTCACCTGAGTTTCTGGATTCGTATGAGTCTGTGTATTTACTGCCCACTAAACTTTTCCTTTAACATATCTCTAATACCTGCGACAGTTCTTTGTCTTTGTTCTTCCATAGTTGCAAGTAATACTTCTAATGTAGCTAATGTAACCAACTCATTATAATTTTTCTTAGTATGTACGAATGTTACATCTACTTGGTACATGTCTAACCATGTAAGATATATTTCACCTTGCGTATTTGGTAATACAAAGTTCATTCCACCCTTATCTTTATCAATAGGTTCTATTATCCAGTCATTCGTGTCTATTTCTTGTGCATGTAATATTCTCAATAACCCATCAAATCCAATGTTAGAATGGGATTTCTTCTTGCTCTCCTCCTTGTCTTTTTTCTTTAAGGAGTGCGTGACACTCTCTGTATTCCCATTTGTATGGGTTGTCTTCACTGGTTTGTTTGTATCTTTTACCACAATATGTATCTCCTTTTATGTCTGTATATGTGATGTTAGCTAGACCTTTACAGTCAAACTTACTTTTACATTCTCTGTCTGGTTCAGGTGGTATATCAAAATTGTAATCAGGGTATCTCTCCTTTATTTTTTTGATAAGGTTGTTTAAACTACTACCACCTGCTTGTTCTAAAGCCACTCTTTAGGGCAGTCTGTATCACCCCAAGCTACCCATCCACAACCTTGATTACTTTTGTAAGTACTACAAGACCAAGATGGTATGCTACCGAACTGTTCTGGATTCTTTTGTTTCTTCTCTCTGTTGTCCTCTATCCACTCTGACTTATTACATTCAGGGCATGTAGGTATAACAGTTTCTTTTTCTATACCAAAGACTTCTTCCACAGGGTTAGTTTTTTTCTGTGTTAGTTTCTCAAACAAATCTAAAAACTTTCCTATGTCATCATTACTCCATGACTCTACATCTTTAGGTAATTTAGAATCTTTAAAGGCTTGTGCCTTGTAGGTATTAACAACATCTTCGCTTAATCCAAACCCTGCAATTACAGAATTAAGTTGCTTTGCGTTCTTGCCCTCTTCTTTTTTGTAACCAATATCATTCTCAAACTTCTTTATAGATTCCTCAGTTACTTTCTCAACCTCTTGTTTAGGTTTAGATTTCTGTACTTTCTTCATCTCTTCTTGTGATGGTCTAGGTTTGTTGCTTCCTTGATACTTCCAGTTAGCCAAAGCTCTACCCAAAGCAGATGTTTCGCAGTTCTCCATCCACGCATCAGCATTAGCAAATCCACCCTGACCTTTTGTTTCTTGTGCAATTCCTGTTGCTACTGGTCTTGCATCCTCACCCTGTTTAAACACACTTGCCTGTATGGTTACGCAAGTACCATCTGGTGTTATGTGTAAAATCTCTGTTTCTATTCTGCCCTCTGGATAATCTTTCCAAAAAACTTTAAGCCTATCTTCTACTGTTTCGTAGTTGTTTAAATCAAACTTAGGCATTACTCCTCCTCTTCTTTGTGTTCTTCAAGTATCTTGTATACCCTCTGTCGTGTCATGTTCAATGCTTGTGCGATATTTATTGCTGACATACCATTACTGTAGCAAAACACAATGACACTTTTTCTTTCTTTGTGAAGGTCGTTTAAACTACTCGTCTTAATATCTATCTTTGCTTGTACATGTCGTAGTTTTGTAATCATCATCTCTTCATTAACGCTCATTGAAATCATCCTCATAAAAATCATTCTTGTACATATCTCTTTGTAAATCATCTATAAAGTCAACTGCATCATTACTTAACTTTATATATCTGACTGGTCTGTTATCCCATATCCACATAACTACTGCAACTATCACAACTAAAGCCATGATGGTAACTACCAGTGCAGTGATTAGTAAGACTGGAATCCATAAGTAATCTAACATTACTCCTCCTCTTTCTTTTCTTGTTCGTTTATTTCGTTTGCTATTTTAATAGTGTTCTCATTATGGTCAGTGACAAACTCATCTAATAATTCTCTGAGTCTTTGGGGGTTAGTCTTTGTTAACATAATAGACTTCTCCACCTTTTGACCACCACAAGCATTCGCTAACTTAATAGCCCATGTCTTTAATGATTTGGGGTCATCAAACATATTAGCCATAACTAATTCCTCCTCTTCTATTTAGTACTGTTTACTTGGAAGATTCTATCTGTTGAATCTTCACTATAAACATACTTCCATAATCTCTGAGTTCTCTCACCTTGCACTTTGCATCATGCTCGTTGTCAAACTCCCATGTCATGTTTCCACCAAACAAACTGACACTTATTACTTGATATATCATAGTTCTCCTATGTCAATCCATGTTTAATTATACTGTCCTCCTTGTCTATTTGCATAGACAATAATAATTTTTTGTAGAGGTAAGGTGTAGGTCAAACAATGAAATATCCTACACCTTGTTTAAACTACTTGTCTTCTACTAATTTAAGTCTTGTTGATTTGCTACTGATTATGTGCTGACCATTACCATGCTCTTCAACCCACTCGTATATGTGGTCTAGTGCAGAATAAGTTCCTCCACAATCTTCAGTAATTATATCTATCGTTAATCGTTCAATTAAATCAGGCATTACTTATCTCCTCTCCTAAATATCTAGCTTTCTCCTCTGCATCTAAGCTATCTATATATTCTTGTTCGCATACATTACAACAATATCCCTCTAAAGATATATTGTTTTCTTCATCATCTATTTGTGCAGGGTATCTATCTACAAATCTACCACTACCAAAACTTGTATCTTTCCTACAATGTACACATTCATTACCAATATCTAATACATCCATTGTTTAAACAACCTCCTCCTCTACTGTGTCACCTGTAATATTTACTTGTGCATCATCTCCATACTCTGTGTAATTAAAAATAACTTTTATATTAACTTTGTTTTCTGGAGTCAATACTTCATCATCAATATCTTCCAATGTAAATGTATTAGTAGCACCATCTTTTAAATCAACTTCACAAAATGCTAAATTAATTTGTTCCTCAGTTAATTTAACATCACTTTGAATTGTGTAGTGTCTAGTATCTTGCGTGTACTCTTCTACTTCGTATGTGTAACCCATTACGCATCCTCCTTGTCTTTTACTACAACCTCTTTGACAGTTGTCTTACCATCTCTGAATGCTCTCATGTGTATCTGTGCATCGTTATATGAATATCCTCTTCGTAGACATTCCCATAACTGTTGTGTAATCTCTATAGTATTTTGTAACTTGTCCTCTAACATTACTTGTACTTGTGTTGGTACATACTCTGTTATCTGGTCAACTTCTTTATCGTAACTAAAGTTCTCGTTCATATAATCACTGTGATAATTAAACAGATTGCCTTTGCTATCTGAGATAATTACCTCGTGTATAAAATATTCTTCACTCATTGTTTTCCTTTCTTGTTTAAACAAGGTGAGGAGGATGGGATAAATCCTCCTACCTTGCTACCTTGTATTACTTTTCTAAGTACTCTCTTCTTGTGATAGTACCTGCGTTAGTCATAGCCCAATAGCCTACTAAGGTTTCTACAGTTCCATCTGTCATGTAGAATTTAGTTGTCCATTGTTTTCTTCTCTTGTCGTTAGGGTCTTTGCCTTTGTGTTGTGAGATACCCTCTCTTCTATATCCTCCACCAACACCAGTTTGTATTTCTGCTAGGTTGATTCCCTGATATAGTTCACCATCCCAATTAGAATCCATACCTGCTTGAAGACCTAACAGTTGCTCTTCTGCTGATTCGTTTCTCCAGTCTGGTTCAAAGTTACCCTCGTTGTCATAATCCCTGTGAGGATGTGCATCTAATATGTCTTGGTCTGTATCATCTGTGATTTCTACTGCCTTGTTTAAACTAGCATCCCAATAGTACCTACCAGTTTCACATTTGATTTTGTTAAGCATATTTGGAAAGTGCTTGTAAATGTCTGGGTGTTTCCCATCATTCCAATTACCCTTGTATCTTTCATTAAGGGCTTTTCTCTCCTCTGCAATTAGCAACATGTCAAGACACTTGTTAGCGAAAGAGATTACTTGTTCTTTATTATCAAAATAAATACTGAAACCTCCCTCTTGTCTTCCTCTGTTTCTGTTGTCACTGCTTACAGATGCGTAACCATTAACGCTAATCCCTAAGCCATGTCTTTGGTCTGTAACATAGAAACCCTGTTTAAACGAGTCCTCCTTGAAAGAGTAGATACCATCTATATTCATATCCACAAAGTCAATCTTCTCACTAAAGTCAACTTCTTTTCTAGGGTTGTGCTTTACTCTGCTATTGTCGTGGTTCTCACTCTGCCCACCAACATTAACAGACCTTACATCCTCATTATATTTTTGAACATCTGCTATATCCATAGCTTGTCCTCTTGTTATTGTTTCTTTTATTTCTGTGTTGTCCATTGTTTAAACAACTCCTTTCTCGTTTTGTATTAGTTGCATAATTAACATGTGCAACTTTTCTATTGTTGAGGGGTGAGTATCTTCCAACTGTTCCTCCAACACTTTTAATATTTCTGTGCTTAAATCTTCTTCAAAGTTTTCTGGGTCATTAAAAAACTCCATAGCCCTTTTCCTAAGCAACTCTTCTTTCTGTTCTGGTGTCAAAGCCATGTTTAAACAACCTCACTTTCTTCTTGCATTTTCTTTTGTATATCCATACCCAAAAATAATCCTGAAAGAAACTTGTGCATTTCTCCTGCTTTCATTCTTGGGCTTAGGTCTGTTTCTCCTCCACCATCATTAACAATTTTTGTTAGTTGATAGCCACCATTACTGGTGTCTAGTTTAAACATACCAACCTTTGATATAAGGTTTCCATCTGAATCCTTAGACCAAATTTTCTTTTCACCATTGACCACGAAATTTAACGCATCAACTGATTGTTCTAATTGTTTGCTACTTGCTCTCAATTTATCCCTCTTTCTTTCTTGTTTGTTACTAATAACCTTACCATCTACTAGATATATGCAAACAATTATTTACAACAAATCTGAAAATAATCCTTGACAATGTGATACCTGTTTAAACAAGGTGACAGGAATTTGCATACCACTATATATAGTATGTCCTAAATGGCTCTGTATGGTCTTTATATGACAACTCTGGTAGACAGTAGCTAAAGGGGGGTTGATGCTCTTAAATCGCTTGTATAGTGTAAATAGAGGGTAACAAAAAACCCTCATAAGAGGGTTCTTTGCTTACTAAGGGGTTAGTAATTATTTATATAAGTCTGTTGTGACCTCTGATTCTATTGATACCTCACCACCACAGACAGGGCAACAGAGATAATCGGCATTCCTCATTACAACATTACTTGAAAGTCTAAAGATAGTTCCTAACCCTTGCTCTAAACTTTTCCTAGTTGCACCACCACAACCCATGTCAATACAAGCAATCTTGACCATCCTTGTTGTTTGCTTAGGGCTTTTGTCTGTAAATGCAATATGAGGATAAAGACCATACATCTCTAACCAGTTTTCAATTAGTTGTTTAAACTGTGTTGTTGGTTTTGTTGCTGTTGCAACCCCACCCAGTTTAAACACATCAAAGACCAACTTTGGAAAGTTGCCTTTGTGACCTTGCATCTCATCAAGTAATGCATGACTCACCTCATGGGCTACTATTTCCAATACCTTTAATGTTTCGCTCTGTTCTCTATCTATCTCTATTTTTCTATAGTCATCTTTTGCCCATCCCTTTGGATAGCATAAGCCGATAGTGTGAGAACCAGTCTGGTTGTTGGTTACTCTCTTTCTTCCTCTAGTATCACTAATGTGTATCTGTATACCTTTACCAGTGTTAGCTTTATCACCATATCCAGATGCGTGACCAATTTCTAAAATGTACTCACCAAACTTTTGTAAGTATTCTTCGGCTTTCAATTTTGATTTCTCTAAGTGTTCCAAGTGTACTGGATTCTTAGCTAGTAATTGATTCATTTTTATCCCTCTTTCTTTTGTTTGTTTGTTAATACCAGTATACAGAAACTGTAGTTTAAACAAAGTATTTATTTGAGAAAATCTTAACAGGCTATCCCTCTCTAGTTGTTGTTTAAACAAGGTACATTGTCACCCTATATGGTCACAAATCTAGGTCATATAGATACAGAATAAGCCTAATGTTTATAGGATGTCATTGTCCTATAATACATATTATGTTGCGTTTATTATGGGGGGGTTTAATGTTGACCCCCTTGTGATGTGATGTGTACCCTCAAAAAATATGCTGTTAAAGAGTGTACTATATATTGTGGTACTACATATAGTGGTGTACTAAATATAGTATATTTCACAAGTAAAGAAGATTGTGAAAAAAATTTCACTATCTTTATTGATTGTGAATAGTAACTAGTAATGTAGAGTGGTTCTAACCCTGTGTCACTCCCTCCCAAAAACCAGAATGAACTAAAATCAGTAACATTTAAATATGTGAAGTAATAGCCTATCACGCTAGTTACCATGGTCCTGCTAATCCACTTATTTAATGAAGTATGGTCAAGAATCCTTTTCTAAAAGCAGGAAGGACTCCTTGCTTGTTTTCTTACTATAACACCTTTTGATTTAAATGCTAGTATTTAGGTAATGGGGTTTTTGTATAGTAGGAGTTTCCTCCTTTCGCCTACGAGCAGTCACACAGAAACCCCATAGATTTACTTGATTATATACAATATGTGGTATACTTTTTGTATCAAGAAAGGCTTATGAGTCTTTATCAACCCTTCGTAGGGTAAATTTATTCATAGCCCTCCTTTCTTTGTTTGTGTGGTACACGCCTCACGCAAGTGAGGCAGTACTGCTGCTAAGAAAAAAAATTTTTTTGCCACCTAATTTTATTTATTATTTATAATATTTTTACCTAAGAAAGTCTTAGGTATCGTGTATGGGGATATACGATTTGAAAAAGAAAATGCTTGAAATCATATAGACAAAAGTGTGTGTTGGTTAGAGTAATTTCATTTTCTTTCATAACAGTTGGACACTGTATATAACAAGACTCCACTTCGGTGGAGTTTTGTGTTATAGTGATGATTATGAAAATGTATAAAAACAAAAAGAAAAAATCTAAAGGTAAAAGTAAAAAGAAACTAGGTTACTAATGCCTTATAAAGATTATTCAGCAAAACAAAAAAGACTAGCTGCTGTAGCACCACCTTTTAAAAAGATAACTGCTGCAGATTTTCAAAAGCTAAGAGATGGCAAACGCAGACCAAAAATAACATAATGGATGCTTTTATAGTATTTCTTATGTTTGTTGTTGTAAATGCGTGGGCATGGATTTTGATTAAGAAAGATAAAATATAATGGCAAAGTACCAGGGTAAATCAGTCACGCTTAATAAACCCTCTAGGATTAGTAAGGGTGAGCCTGGCTTTGGTCGTAAAAAGTTTAAGGTCTATGTCAAAGATGGTGACAAAGTAAAGAAGGTTATGTTCGGTGACCCTAATATGGAAATCCGAAAAGATAATCCGAAAGCTAGAAAATCTTTTAGAGCTAGACACAAGTGCGATACAGCAACAGACAAGACTACACCTAGGTACTGGTCTTGTAAGATGTGGTGAATTATGAAAGTAAAAGGTGTAGATGTTTCTAAGTTGACTAAGAGTCAACAGAATGCTATGAAAAAACATTCTAAACATCATACAAAAAAACACATGCAGTATATGTACAACTCTATGAGAAGAGGTAATTCTTTTAGTAAAGCACATGTCAATGCACAAAAGAAAGTAGGTAAGTAATGGCAATACCAGAATCAGCAAAAAAAACTCTTAGAGCAAAAGCAAAGAGTTCAGGTTATAGTTACGAAAAACTAGCAGCAGTGTACAGAAGAGGACAGGGTGCTTATGTATCATCAGGTTCAAGAAATGTATCTATGGCAGCTTGGGCTATGGGAAGAGTTAATTCTTTTATCAGTGGTGGACATAAACAAGATGATGACCTCAAAGGTAAAAGATAATGGCACAAGTAAGTTGGATGTGGGGTGGCAAAAGACACTATGGTACAAAAATTAGAGAAACTAAAACACATATTTTTGCCAGAACAAAAAATGGTAAAATTAAAAAAATTAAAAAATGATAAGCCTAAAAAAGATTATGCAGGTAATCCTAATTGGGCAGGAGATGATTGATGAGTAATAGAAGAACACAACCTTATAGACATGGTGTACCTGCAAAGTATTTAAAAGGTTTATCACCTACTGAAGCTAAGAAGAGAGCAGCAGAAATAAAAAGAACAGCTAAAGCCTATAGAGAAGGTAAAAGAGTTGATATAGCTGCTGTGTCTAAGTCAAGAGCAAAGAGTGGAAGAAAAAACAAAATTACTTGATACCTGTTGTGTGTCCGAGGTGTGGAGAAGAGTTGTTACCAAAGAACGATATGAAGTGTAAGAACAAGGATTGTAAGAACTATGACAAATAAAAAATTATGTTACGCAGCAGGTTGTCATAAAGTATTGCCTCCTAAAGCTAGAAAGTTTTGTAGTGAGAGATGTCGTAACAGAATCAATACACAAAAGAAAAGGGCAAAGAAAAAAGGTATTGAGTGGACACAAGAAGAAGATGTTTTAAATATACCTAGTCAAAAAAATGTACAGACTCGTAGAGGTAAAGTCTATGATGATTTAAAAGAGTCTGGTCTTGGTAATGAAATACTCATAAAGAAAATGACCTTATCAGATGTAGCAAAAGTTTTAGATGTATCTGTTGCATCTGTATCTATGGCTTACAATGCTTTCTTGGAAGATTTAGAAAACGAGAAACTACAAGAGTCTTGGTCACCTATAGAGTCAGAACAAACAATAGAACACTTTAAAGAATTTAGAAATAGATATTTCCAAACAGAACAAGGTGTACCTTATGACACACCAGAGTTTCATACTAGATGGATAGAATCAATATTATCTTCTATAGATAATGGTGAACAACAAATGATACTGTCACCACCTAGACATGGTAAAACAGATTTACTTATACACTTTGTTGTTTGGTTAATTACACAAAACCCAAATGTAAGAATTTTATGGGTAGGTGGTAATGAAGATATTGCAAAGAACTCTGTATCTTCTGTAATGGACCAACTAGAAAACAATGAGTTATTAATAGAAGAGATATGTGGACCAGGACCAAAATTTAAACCACAGAACAGAAGTGGTAAGGCTTGGTCATCTACAGAGTTTACTGTAGGTACTAGAACTGTTACAGGTATCAAGTCACCTACAATGGTTGGTATTGGTCGTGGTGGTAAGATACTTTCTCGTGACTGTGACATAATTATTGCTGATGACATTGAAGACCACAGTTCTACAATGCAACCTGCATCAAGAGAAAACACAAGAAACTGGTGGACTACAACATTATCAAGTCGTAAAGAGGAACATACAGCTATGGTAGTTATTGGGTCAAGACAACATTATGATGACCTATATTCCCACCTAGTAGATAACGAATCTTGGAAAACAATAGTAGAAGAAGCACATGATAGTGGATGTAACAAAGCAGATTGGGATGAAGAAGAACATGTAGATTGTATGTTGTGGTCTGGTAAAAGAACTTACAAATGGTTGATGGATAGAAAGAGAGCAGCAGAAACAACAGGTGGTAGAGCTATATACGAAATGGTTTATCTAAATGTTGCTATGCCTGATGGTCTAGCTTTGTTTGATAGAGAAGAGATAGAAGCCTGTCGTAATCAAAAAAGAGATATTGGTCATGTGCCACATGGTACAAGACTTATTGCAGGATTAGACCCTGCATCTACAGGTTATCAAGCAGCTTTCTTGTGGGCATACGAACCTATAGAAAACAAACTACACATGGTAGATATGAACAACAACCTTGGTGGTGGTATTCCACAAGCATTAGAGATAATGAAAGAATGGTGGATGAAGTATAATTTATCACATTGGGTTATAGAAGAAAATGGTTTTCAGAAAGCAATACGACAAGATAAAAGCATAAGAGAGTTTGCATCAGGTCATGGTATATTTTTAGAAGGTCACGAAACTCATAAGAATAAATTTGACCCACTGTATGGTGTGACAGCTATGCGACCAATGTTTCAAGAACAAAATATTTCTTTGCCATATCTTGGATTTGAAGCCCAAGAAAAGGTAAACTTATATACAAGTCAGTTGGTGTATTTCAGTTCTGCTAGAAATAAAAGTAAGACTGTAGGAACAAAGACTGACATAGTTATGGCTAGTTGGTTTCCAATGAGAGCCATAAGAAGAATGCAAAAAGAAAGATTTGCAGAGTTAGGATATGATTATAGTCCTAGCTTTTCTGGGTACGAACCTAGTAATATGGATATAGATAATTGGAGTTAAATGCCTTTAGATAGCGATAAATTATACGACAGAATAGATTACCTCAGAGTAATTAATCAAGAACAAATGATTGATAGGTCTAGGATTCGTGACATTATGAATGGTGGTGAAGCTGCAGTTAAAGCACTTCTTGGTAATTCAGTCAATGTAGAATATCACGAGTTACCTGCACCTAACTTATTTCTTACAGCACTAGAGAGATTTGCACAAAAACTAGGTAGAAGTCCAGATTTAAAAGTAGATATAATCAATGAGAAAGATAGCGAGAGAGCTAGAAAGAAATCAGAGAAACTAGAAAGGATAGTTACTTCGTATGACAAGTTTCAAAAATTACACATGCAGTTACCACAAGCTGCAAGATGGTTACCTGGTTATGGTTTTATAGTTTGGACTATAGGACACAAAAGAGATAAAGAAGGTAACCCATATCCTTATGCTGAATTACAAGACCCTTTTACTTGTTACCCAGGTATATTTGGAAATGACCAACAACCAAAAGAATTAGCAATAATTCGTAGAGTTCCACATAGAGTATTAGCTGA